GAGCAAATCTCTGAGGAATCTCAATTAAATCTGTTACTTCGTATGTACCAAGATGCCCTAAAGATGCAACAGCTTCTTTCTGGGAATTTGATCTCCAATCAATATCAGCTAATGCGTTGAGTTTCTTGAGAGCCATTTTTGTTCCCATGATAACAACCTCTGACTCATTTGCAGTAGCAACATCTTCAAGAAGTGTATCGAACTTCTCTTTTGTTTCTGCTCCAAGAGCTCCTGTTTTAACGAACTGAGAGTTGTTAGGAATTTTACTTGAAGCATTGTATACTTCTTCGTAACAAGTTGTCTGAATCATAGACGCAAAAGCTTCCGCAATCTTGTCAGTAAGCTCAGTGAAGTCAACTCTTCCGAGAAGAATTAAATCAATATCCTTACCGACTTTCATGCCATATGTAGAAGTATGAACTTTAAAAGATTCTCCTTCTCCAAGATTTTGAATCGTACTTTATGTTTGACTTATGTATTATTTTCTATGTATTTCCAGTGGTAACCACCGACAGTTTTTCTATTTCTTATTCCTTTACATGCTTCATGTATATTTCCAGCTCTAGTTTTATTTAATCCTATCTCGTCACATGCTGTAACGGCATCGACAAAAAGCCTGTTTAATTCAACACAAAACACCGGAGTGGTATTCCTATGCTTAGAAATTCGTCCTTTTTGGGCTTTAGATATTTTTTCTCTAGCCTCCGGAAAATGTGTTTTTCCGTACATGCCATTATTCTCACCTAAAATTTTTGCTTTTATATCTGGATTTTGCCATTGCTCATACGCTGCATTTGATCTTTGAACTCTCGCTTTTGGATGCTCGGCATAATATCTTTTATTCCCAGCGCTTATCTTCCTTTTTACGTCATCTGTAACATAATTACAGTCTTGTCCTCCAGATTTAAGATTATATCCACAATCTCTGTTCATAGTGTTGTATAAATCAATGTAATATCGTTCTTTTTCGTTCAGCATATCTCTAGGACATTGTTCTAATATCTTAAACTGAAAATTTTCTTCTCCGTATTTATCCCATGATTTTTGCAAGTAATCGTTATCATGTTTTTTATTCTTTAAATCTGAACGATGACAATACCAACGATGTTTTATATCAACTGATTGTCCTATATATTTTTTATGATTTATTATATTTTCGATAGAATAAATGCCACAAAATGTACCTTGACACATTTAATCATCTCAATTCTTTTTTATATTTAGAAAATAATACTTTGTTGGGGCGCTACGCCCAGTCGAGCTATAAACTCCTCACATTCTCATGTGAGAACAGACTATATCTTCATCCAAAATTGGATGCGCACCATTTCCATTTAAGGGATTTTCACCCACTCGCTTGAGCCGTACTCCTGTTGTTGTATTTGTACAACCAATGGGATAGTCGTTGAACTTTACCTTTCGGTCTTAGCTGCTGATTGTCCATTAAAAAAAGAACAGGGGATTTAACCTCGTTCTCATACAATAAATTTTTTCTGTTTTCACGACATTCACGCTTGCATCTATACGGTGCTACGTTGTAGTTTTATTGTCTTTAGGATTTTCCAGCAATTAAATGCGTATTTTATTACACAGCTTACGCTATGCAGACCCTACAAAATTTAAGGTCATGACTGTCGCCTGAAATTTTAGCTACTGAAAGCATGATGTTTTCATCTGTCCAAAACTCCTCGTCATCTCCAAGAGCGACATTTCTCTGTTCAACAAATTCATTGAACCATTCGGAGTCCTTGAAAGCAGTAGATACTTTAAAATCTACATCCTCTTCAATGACTTCAAATACTTCAGTTAAATGGGATTTAATAGCTCTCTTTCTTTTCTTCTTAGACTTTAAGTCTGTTTCGTCAAGTTCGCAGATTTCCATGAGGACTTTACGGATAGCTTTGTTTGCTTCGTCTTTGCTAAATACTCTTTTACTGCCATCTTCCTCGTATCTGAAAATTTCATTTCCATGATTTAAGTTGTAACAAATGTCTCTAAAATCTTTATATTTTCCTTCTTCAGAAAATACATTTCTTAAGTGTTGTGTACTAAATTTTAACATATAATTTTTCCTCCTTTCTACTCTGTGATAACTAATTTGCCGTCAGCGATAGTTGCGATTTTTGCGCCTTTCTTCGGTGTTCCGCTGAAACCTTCTGTAGACAGTGAAAATCTGTCTAATGAATGGAGAACATATCCTCGAACTGGGCCATCTTTCGGGTCATTATAAAAATTAGAAATCTGAGTTAATGCTCTAGGACTTTCGTAATCAATTAATGGTTTCTGATAAATCAATGCAGTTCTTTCTTCTGCCTTGTTTACAACAACCAGCCAAGTACCGTCTGCATTTTTATCAAAAATATAAGCGTCAATAGTAGTAGCAGCTTCGATGGAATATAAATCCAAAGACTTCATTTCACCTACTTTAACAATTCTTCCATTATCTGTATCCTGTGTAATATCTAAACTAACCATGTGTTCGCCGTAATTACTAGCAAGTAAATTACCCGGATGGCACACAGTATGTTTATCTACAGCAAACTTAATAGCCATGTGTTTCCTCCTTTATTTTTTTGTTGCAATAAAAAAGAACGCTCTCAGGCGCTCAATTACTTTGTCAGGTATTAGTCGAAAAGAGTTCCATATCTTTTCCTTTTCGGTTTTGAAGGATTTCCGAATCTTGTAAGTTTCTTACATGACTTATCGGAATCTTCTGAGAATTTCGCAAATTTGATAGCGTATTTACCTAAAATGGCATTTGCTTCTTTTGTTAAATCGTCTAACGAATAGTTATCCATAGATTCAAATAATGCAGCAAACTCTTCGTTTAAGAATTTTCCTTCAGCATCTTTTTCAGAAATAATGCTATAATTTTCACCCATGAGAACGGCTTCTTTTTCAGCTCGAACGGCGTTATTCTCGATGTTGCGTTTAAAATCTACTAATGAAGCATAATTCTTACGCATTTCATTTAATTCCGCATATTCGCTATCTGTTAAAAGCTCTCGGTGGAGAGAGTATCTATCTCCTGTGAAAGAAACATTGTCTTCATCTTTAGAATACTTCTGACCGTAGATTTTGCTGTTATACCAGCCTTCATAAGTAAAATAATCGTCATATACATCGTTGATGTAGTAGTATTCATTGTCGGCATCTTCATATGCGGATAATAAATTATATAAAGCATAACGAATATCGCTATGAGAAAGTTCAAAAGTCTTGGTAAACTTTGGTTCTTCCACGGAAGGATTCGTCTCTGAGAACATTTCTGCAAATTTTGCTTCAAGCTCCTCATCAGTTAATCCATCATATTCAAATTCAATATCTTCGATAGATTTACCGTATTTTTCTAATAATTTTTCAAACATATTTTCAGTTGTTCCTCCTTCCTTTGCTTTTTTATTATTTAAATGAAAGAGAATAGTGTTTAATTTCTCTTGCATTTCAATCAGTTGCTCTGAATAATCGACAAATAAGCTATTATTTTTTTCAGAAAAATCAGACAGCTTAATGTTAGCTCCCTGCATACCGGGATTCACTGCTTGACCAGAAGGTGTCTTACCTAGAATCGTAACTCCAGAGAAGAAGAAGTCTTCAATTTCAAGATATTTTTCTTTTGCGTTGTAGCTTAGCTCATTAATAGAAAGTTCAACGGAGACAGAACATTCGTTTTCTCGTTTTAGAATCTCTGCAGCTTCGGAGTATTCTTCAAAAATATACCCATCAACTTCAACAAAGTTTTTATCTTTCTCTTCGTCGTATACGATTTTTGCATTGCACGATTCTGGAATGATTCCAACAGGAAATTCGTCGTAAACAACGTCTCCATCCTCGTTTTCGTGCATGTTATGTCCATAAAATTCTGGCTTTCCGTCCACGTCATGTATATACCCTAAAATCGGGCGATTTTTAAACGATGGAAGTGCTTTCCCCATGTTCTCGTCACTTATAAATGAACCGTTTATATTTAAATTTGTATGACATGATTGCAAATGAACAGAGAGTAAACCGGCTTCACTATCTGAGTCAGAGTCAAATTTAAGATTTCCACGTACTTGAACAGCTAGTGGCTGACCTGTTTTCTTTGAACTAAAGCGAGTAGACCGCTTATATTTGTTGAGATAAAATTCATATAGATCTTCAAGAAATAATATTTTTTTCATCCAATCCTCCTTTCGATTTAGTTTTGCCTCTAAAGAGGAGAAGACTAAATACATAGCATATCGCTATATTTAATCTTTGATTTATCAACAACATCTTCGCTGAAATTCAGTTTATTGATGTCATTTATGAATGTATATTTACCGTCACTAGACCGAACTTCATCAAGTCCAATAGCTCTTAATTGCTCGGCTGTATCGGCAAAAGATGTCTTAATAAAATTTGGCATTCAAATACCTCCTGTTATTTAGCATTATCTTTTTTGTCCCTACTTGCTGCTCCGTCGTCTGTTATGTCAGAATCATCTTTTGTCTGTCCTCCGGGAGAATTAGCAGTTGTATACGAAGACTGTAAAGGTTTGAAAATATTAGATAATCCAAGGCATTCTTCTTCAAGAAAGTTAAGAGCAAGGGTATCCATTTCTGAAAATCCATTTAAGTTATTCACCATAAGCTTTGTCGGAAGTCCGTATTGAGCAGATTCCATCATTGATTTTTTGTATTCTTCTTTTGTAAAAGTGGAAATTTCAAAGAATTTTACCTTGCAAGGATTTGAACAATAGAATTTAAGTAGTCTATTTACGACTCTTTCTATTTGAGGAATAAGAGATGAGAGAGCAAATTCAGAATCAACTTTCATCGATCCAGAAAATGCTGTTGTGCCAGAAACGGTAGAAGAGTTAAGAACTTGAGCTCCTCCGGCAGTATTAAGAATTTCACTGGTTGCTTTCTCTACTTTTGTTACGTCTGTAGATGCATCATTTGGGAAACTGATTTCCTTCAATTTTCCCGGAACGATAGCGGCTGACACGTAATCTGGTAAAGCTTCTTCTAACATACGATTGAAGTAATCTATCATAATAGATGGATTTACTCTCCAATCATCTGGCTCATTTGTTCCACTAAGAGTCTCCATTTCAAGCCATATAAGTTTGTAGATATTTGCGGCTTCTTGTACCGCCTGATATTCAGCTAAGTCTAATAGGTTGATAATATCAATAAACATAGGTGCAAATGGAGGAACAACTGTTTCCCAATCTTCAGCTCTAAATTTTATACACACGCCGTATTCTTCAGGAACTGTCTGCCATTTATTTCCGGTGCTATCGTAAGCACTTTTCATGGACTGCCACGGTTCCCCCCAGTATTCAAGAAATTCCTCATTTTTCTTGAAATAACTCATGTCATACGTGAATCCATATGAACCGTCGCTATACTCTCCTTGAATTTTTGCGTAATCAGGATCAAGTGGAAGAAGAAATAAGCCTTCTCCTTCTGTGTAATAAGCACAGTAATAGGCGGCATCTTCCCTTAAAGCTACAACGGCAGCTTTGAAGAATTCATATTGAACATTCATTTCATCTAACTTTTTAGATGTCTCTTCAAACGATTGAAGCACTGAATCTTTATCGTTATCTTCAGTTAAACTAAAATTTGGGATAACACTTCGGATAGATAAGTCGAGTTGTCCGGCATAGTATTTTACTAACCGGTAATAAACTTCGCTTCTGTAGAATAAGAATCGAGATAGATTTCTAAGATTTTTTTCATTACTTGAAATATTTTTAAGATATGATTTTACTGTTTCCTTACTGTAGTTGCTTACAGTTCTGTATGAAGACGACTTAGTTATATCTCTCAAATTTTTAAGTGCATTATTTGCATCTTCATATTTTTCAAGCTGTTTTTTATGCTGCTCATACCAATCCTTCATTTCTTTTGCGGTTGGTTGATTAGCTGGTGTGCTGTCCACCTTATTTTGTGGCATCGCCACACCTCCTTATAAAGAAGAGATTGTTCTACCTCTTCGAATTGTAAGTTGTTCTACGAGATTTTGTTTTGGAACTCTTTTTCTTTGAATGATCGCTTTTCTGCGTTCCACCATCAATCCATAAGATGCCATGCAACAAACATAAGCACGGTCATCATGCATTTTATTTGCTTTTTCTGGAGCAAGTTCAAAAGAATCCTTATAAGAATCGCGTTTTTTCCTAACCATATTTACAAGTTCTTCCTTTAAAGCATCGATGTTAGCCAGTGCAATCTCATCCATCCAATCAAGCTTAATCATCTTTGTTTTTACTGACTGAATTTCTTTGATTTTTTCTGCCATCTGTACTTCATATTCATTTTCATCGAGCTTTTTCTTTTTCAGTTCTCTTGCTATTTTTGCTTTCTGTTTTTTCAACATTTCTTCATCTACATCAAAAACAGTAAGATATTTTTTATTATCATATTGAGCAGTAAAACTAATCTTGTCCTGATTTAACAGCTCAATCATTGCTTCGTACATATCAGATTTATATTTACTTGGAGACATGAGCCGAATCTTATCTACTGCATTTGGGAACTTTTTCACGTAATCAGCAGAATACTCTTTATCTATTAATCCGCGATGAACAATTCCAGCTTTGTCTGTCCAGTCCGGCATAAGATAATCTGCAATATTTACACCTCCGCCACCGGAACCTGCATCTATATAGACCGCAATAATATTCCCGTAAGCATCAGCTCCGCCATTATAATCTACTATTACTTTCTTTAAGTACTCTATTTGGTCGGGTGTTTGCATTGGAGATTTAATCTTTTTTCCGACATCCACAAGATTGATACAATTAACAATCCGCATCCTTTTATCAGTTGTCCCATTTACTTGCGTAAAATCGTATACTTCACATACTAGAATTACAGAATTATCTCTAGAGCGAGCTGGGTCGTATGCTATAATAAATTTCTTATCTCCGGTGTCGTTGTATAGAAGAGGTTTTCTAGTTTCTTCATTTCTTGTAATAACACCTCTTCGGATAATCGCATTTGCTCCCGCGTCAGTAGTAAATTCGCAATAATATTCTCTTCGGGCTTTCTCTGGATTCGTTCTCATTGCAGCTTCAATAGTAGAGCGAGAGTAGAGAGGGGCAATTACTTTTCCGCCTTTTGTTGGCTTTAAAACAATCTCGCAATCAATTTGTGCAACAAAATAATCTGTGTCACCCATAATCATTCTCTTTGAAAAATCCCTATATAATCTATAGAATTCGGTATCTACGCTTGAAGCAGAACTGATATAGAAGAGCTGATTAGGAATAGGAGAAGGAATAGAACGAAGTCGATTTATGTCTATCGAATTTCCGTCTCTGTCTTTTCCGGTAGCAAACCCTTTATTAACAATGACAAAAGCAGCATATGTATGCATCATATCTGCGTCTAAGAATCCACACTCATCAAAGACAACTAAGTTGCCTCTTGCACCACGCTTCTTGTCAACGTTACTATTAAGTGTTTTCGTCATTGAACCATTGTAGAGAGAGTACGAGAACCCATCAGATGAATGACTGAATCCGTCTCCGGCGGCATTTTTAACTTCGACCTCATCTTTAAAAATATAGCCAGTAGAACCCATCATGCTATCAATATTATCGTTCGCAAGTTTTTCAAGAGTCGTAAAAGTCTGTTCAGCCTGACTACCAGAACCACTAGCAATATAGCTCCAGTAATTTGAAAACAGCATATCTTTTGCCATAATGATAATATCTGTAATTGTAGATTTACCAAATCCACGACTACATACCAGTAACACATTTGGACATACCCAAGCCCTTTGAACGATATATGCTTGCGCGTCAAGCAGTTCGATATTGAACCAGTCATCAATAAACCGAACAGGATTTGCTTGATAATATCTTTGGATTTCGGCAAGAGCAATGAGAGATTCGATTTTTCTAGTAGACATGGCGTATATTCCCGGACGAACGTAGATAGTATTATTGTCTGCTTCGCCGAAT